ACCATTCTGAATGCTAACGCCATCATCGGCGAAAGCAAGGGCAGATCCACCTGACGCGCTTACTGTTGCGCCGGTGAGTAGAGACATATTTTTCAGTCCCATGAGGTTACCTCCTGTCTAATGCCGAAAAGTCTTAAGCTTGTTCAAAATCTGACCAAGCGAAAGGCTCATGGCATCGACCTGTTGCAACCGCGTAAGCGAAGTTGGCTTAGCGGTTGGCGTGGATGATAGACTTTGGTTGACATACCTAGTGTAGTAGTTCTGCAATCTTGAAGAACCACCAACAGAAGGTGTGTACGTTGTAACTGGTGCAGAAGCAATACGACAAGATCCTATAACATCTAAGACCTTGTTCGTAATCTTCGATGCAAGTTACCCAATTACCCTTATAAGTTACAAAAGGGTTAGGAGTAATAGCTTGCAACCAGTCACCAACGTTCGTAAACCAGTCTACCACGAAAGAGAACGGTACAGCTTCCCAAACCGTAGCAGAAAGATCAGAGAGGCGAGCCCCTCCAACCATCCGATACGTCTGAGCCACTGAACGTGCATTTACTGTGTAAATGACACCCGCGCTCACCGCAGCTTTACGACTGCTGCGAATTACACCACTGACGGAATCCAGTCTTGGAATTCCGCCGGCCACGGTAAAGTTCGAGCTAGCAACACGCTCGAGCTTCTCCGACGACCGGGCTACAAGGGTTCTGGTCGTTCGTGCCTGCTGAATCTTCTCAGCGCTGTGCATTAAAGCCACAGCATCAGACACAATCGGCCGCCAACCGTAGCGATATTCGAGCCAGGCATCCGCCGTAGCTCGAGCAGCACTAACAGCTGTCTTTCCGAGTCGACCAAAGCGATACTTCTCCATTTTCTTGAGAAGGTCTCTGGACGAGCCGAATGGACGTTTGAGCATCCCGACCGATTTGTCGAGATCTTTAAGGTTTTCCCCACCTAACACAATGTTAGGGTCCACTCTTGCGTAAGCTTTCGCAAGAGCAATTGCACGAACTGACAATAAGTCATTTGTCCAGTTAGCAATTTCAGGAAG